GGTGTTCACCTGGTCAGGTTATTCTCAGCAGCTGACACCGATGATTTTGTTGGTGATGACCGCTGTCCAATAATCAACGCCATTGTTTTCTGGCAGCTTCTGACCTGGTGTTTATTGTTTTATGTGGGATGTCCAGTGAATGCCTGGCCTGTATATAAAGAATGGGCCGACATTAAGCCGGCCCGTGCTGAGTGATGATTTATTCTGGTATGGAACGTTTATCGATGATGTCCTGCATACTATCGGCCAGTGCTTTCAGCAGTTGATATGCTTGTTGACTGGTGATGGTTTCATCATCCATCGATGCTGCAATTCCATGAGCGGCCCCACGTAACGCGATGACCTTCTCTTCCATTTCTCTTATCAATTGTTTCATACCACATCCTTAATAAATCAGAAGTGCATGCTGGTTTTGTTGATTGCTGCAGGTAGTTCTTTGCCTACCAGGTTGCAGCAATCACGCAGCTCTGCGACTAATACATCGCGGACATGGCCCGACCGGTTGCTTGTTAGTTGCTGCAACAAGTCGGTGATAGTTTTGGCATATTCCAGTCTTAACGCTGGATTGAGTTCACCGAAAAAATCATGTTTCCTTAACGTGGTTAGTACGTCCTGCACTATCCACTCAGCTAATGATACCGCCTGCTCAGACTGATAATGGAATATCAGTTTGAACACTGCCGGCTCAGTTAAGAAAATCATATCGGTGTTTGGTAAAAAGACACGCCAGTTACCCGGTATAAAACGAACGGCATCTTGCAGCGTATTGCTATCCATACCCATCGCGTTCGCAATATCTTCAGCATGGAATAACACACCGCCCTGCTCGGTTACGGCCACACGGACATCATGGCCTTTAAAGGTGAATGGATTGGCTAATGTTTTTAAGTTATTCATGGCCGTTCTCCAACATATCCAACTGTTTATAGTCTTTGCCTAGCAATGCTAAATCAGGCATTGGCCTGCCGATGATGTTGCAGCAGTCACGCAGCTCTGCAATGAGCATCTTATGAAGCATGGCATCTTTGGTTTGGGTGAGTCTGGTGGTTATCTCGACCACCTGCTTTGAATAAGCCAACCTGTCCTTACCTGAAACAGTGCCGAAAAAGCCATTTTTACGGATAACAGGCAACACCTCACGACAAACCCAATTAGAGAACTCGACGGCCTTGGGTTTATTGGAGCGAAAAATGAGCCGATATAAGCCTGGCTCATTGATGAAAATGGCGTCTCTTTCGCCTTTTATGGTCATGAGATTCATGACCATAAACCAGTCAATTGGCATGTTTTCCAGAGTGATTGATCCACCTGACCAAGCAATATCCAGAGCCAAACAAACATCCTTGGCACAAAACCAGACTTGATCATCTTGGTCGACCGCCGTTCTTACATCCAGCTCAGCAAACTGGAATGGATTCGCTAATGTGCGTAAATCAGCCATGGTTTAGCCCTCCCCATTCATAATCAGTGTTTTAAACTCGGGCTGGATGGGCTTGCCCTGGATATCAAACCCACGATGATAAAAGGCCACCTTCTGGCCAATGGCCCCTTGGGCTAAGGCGGATTGTCTGGCTATTTTGCTGATGCCTGGGCAGGCGAAATGGATACCGTTAGAAAGCTGGATAACTAAGGGGGCGTTATCACTATCACGCCAGCCCCAGACTGTGCCGGTGCTTACTTGATAATTAGGCTCTGGATTATAGAGTGAGTCATTTTGAGAAATGGCCTGAACGAGACGCAGGCGGGAATATTGCTGAGTTGACATGGTTAATCTCCTTGAAAATTAAACCATCAACCACGCTTCCAAACATGGGTGATGGCTGCACGCAGGGTTGGAAGACCAGTTCAAGGACCTGGCGAGCCGAAGCTCCCCCACGCACAACCACCATAAAATTATGGCACAAAAAACCGCGTGACGCGGCTGATTGGGCGTCCTTGAATAACAGAGCTTCCAAACCCTGACATCAGATTTTGCTGATGTGCTTAAAAATATAGTCCTCTGCGTTTTCTCTGTCAACTCCTGTATATCTCTGTAAACGTGGATAACGAAATTATGTAATAATTTGGCTTTCAAATTTCAGCTTGATCAGGGACGAATATGGACGACAAAGACATTGAGTATTTCAATAATTTAACAGACGAAGAATGGGATATTTTAATTGCTGAAGACGAGAAAAATCGTCAGGCCGCTAAAGATGAACAAGCTCGTAACAGAATCGACAACCGAAATAAACAACGTCTCAAAGACCGTGCTATTGATGAACTTATTGGTATTTGTCGAGGTGTCTTATTTGATGGTGCTGTAACAAAGGCTGAGGCTGAAAACTTACTTGATTGGTTAAATGCTAATCCATTAGTTGCTGAAGACTGGATCGGCAAAAAGCTTCATTGGCGATTAAAGGTCTATTTATCTGATGACATTATTGATAACGATGAAGAAGCAAAATTGCTAGATTCACTTATTGAGATAACTGGAGTAAACCACAAGAGTGATAATGGTTCCAACACATCAACATCGCTTCCATTAACTGAAAACCCGCCTGATGAAATAACAATACCCGGTCATCACTTTGCATTAACAGGCAACTTCTCACATGCAAAACGAAAAGATGTTGAAAAACTCATCTTAGAAAATGGTGGTTTTGTCAAAAAGAATGCAAATTCCAACTGCCATTATCTTGTGATAGGTGAAATTGGAAGTGGTGCATGGATACACTCATCATTTGGGCGAAAAATTGAAGAGGCTGTGAATGTAAGGGATGCTGGTCACCCCATAGTGATTATTACTGAAGAATATTTCTTTAAAGTTCTGAAGTTATAAAGGCAAGCACTCACAACCTGGACGACATAATCAAATTAGAAAAATGTACTTTTGAGAGTGCTTGCCGTGGTTGAGTGTATAAGCCCTGCCCCATCACCACAACCCCGCATCATTGCTACGTTAACGCGGATGATCCATAATCGAGACATTGATCACAATTACAAGGAAGTATGAACATGAGCAGTTTTGAAGCTGTATTAGCTTTAGTTTTGATGGTTGTTGGCTTTTGGTTTACTAGAAAAACAATCGTTAATTTCTTCACAAAGCGTGGCAGCTACAATACTGGCCCTCAGATATTAGGGATTTTATTACCCGCGATTGTCAGCATCATAATAGTTCCAATGTTGATGATTGCCATTTTCGGTGATAACTCAGATTCCAAACCCTCGCAAATTTCAGAGCCTGAAGCCAAAAAAACAACCACGATTACAGAAGCTCCCGCCCCATCAGTTCGCCCTGAACCTGAAACTAGCGAAGCGGTTGAATATAAGCTTTTGTCGACTGATAACTACAGTTTTTCAGGTCGTAAACGCATGCAATTTAATATTTCTGCACCTTCTGCCAATAGCTATGAACAGTATGCCCAAACAGCTATTCAAGCAGCAAAAGACTTTCAACGTAGCCAGCGTGTACAAGTCGTTTATGTGTTTCTTGGTAAGAATCTGGAGCAGATTAATAATGGTGATGCATTAGCCATTGCTAGATATGCTGTTGATGGTGGTGGCAATTCAGGTGAGCAGAGCTGGTATTGGCAAGTTGAAGCATTGAAACCATTGACTGATATTGAAGTTAAAACTTTAGAGCTTTGGGAGAAACACGGTAATAAATTTGCTGGAGAAAATATCTTCGAGCCTGATATTGATGGTTTCAAAAAGTTTGTTGCTCAGGAACTTAACACCGACATCAGTAATGTCACGATGAGAGAACCCATGAGGCAAACTTACATCGTAGAATAAAGGCGAACCTACCCGCCAGGAGTTTCCTCGACTGGCCATCCATGGCGGAGCGGGTAAGTTCAGGGTGAATATTAAGCGGCTTGCTGATTCATTTCTGTGAGCCCTTTCACCGCCATATCAAATTCGCTTTTTTCATAGCTATTTTTTTCGGTGTATTTGCTTAAAACTTGCACCCAAATACAGATCGCCCGTTGCTGAACCACCGACACTTAAACGCCAAACACACTGCCCTATTGGTTTTGCTCCACGTTTTAGTTCAAGACCTTCTTTTCTGGCTTGTGTTTTTGTTTTTATATCTAAATAACCTGGTAGCAATTTCAAATCTTTTTTATCTATGTGTATTGGTTGGCCGTGAGCAATTCGAAGTGTAAGACCAACGGTTCGTTCTAATCTTTTAAGTGTGATTTTGTCCACGCTTAACCCCTTTTTTTATACTTTCAAATAGTGAGTTATTTTTACACCCATAACTGAAATATGGGGGAGGAAAGCCTCCCCCACTTTAATATTAAACAGGCAGTTCACCTTGAGGATCGGGTGTTAATGGATACCCTAATTCTGCCATTTGATGCTCAATCATTTTTGATAAAGCTTCTTTTTCTGCTGGTTTAGTGGCTAGTTTTCGTGCATTGAATAGTTCTTTTAATTCCTTTTTCTGATCCAATGATTTGCTCTTAACAGCAATGCCTTTGTTTTGATAATCATGTAGCGCTTTACGCCATTCTTTTTGCAGTTTTAATAAATAATCTGCTGTTGAGGCATTGCCATTTTTTCTAATTTGATTGGTATTCGTCTTCATTAGATACATTTCTCCAGCCTCTAATAAGATGAACACCGCTTTTTTCGCACCCCTAGGGGTATGGAATGTGTTGAAAATTGGTTCGTTCAGCTCACATGTACCAAATAATTCTTTGTTATCGCCAAAAAAGGCTTTTTCTCTGGCCGTTTTCCACTGTGTTCCTAACAACTCAACGATAGGTTTTAGTGGGATATAGTCAGTGCCGTTGTGTTCAACAACACTGATCAGAATTCCATGAAAAGGGATAATTTGTTTAAACGTGGTTGTGAGGTTTTCTTCTTCAGACATGGTGTCGCTCCAATTATGAAGCCACCGCGTTGGGCGGCGGGTTCGGGTTTAGGGTGACAGTACTGCTCCTGGAACAGATCCACCGAAGTGGCCTAAACCCGACCACCATTGAGAGGTTGGGAATCAGGAATTATATCGACTGTCACATCGAAACACCTAAAAAAAGGTGTTAAAAACAAAATAACACCTTTATTTTTCGTTTGCAAAACTATCCGTTGTTACTCAATATCGCTGGTTTTTAAATTCTCGCGCAGCAATTCAACCCGCCTCTGCATGTCGATTCGGTCATCAATGAGCCCTTTGGCCGTGGTGAAAAATGAGGGTATTGAGTTGGTGTTGATCAAGTTTTCCACTCGGGTTAATAGGCCATAAAGCTCGGCTTTAGTCGGTGGTGGTAAGGCTGGATCAACGCCTGTCACGTAATTAATGGTGAAGCCATCGTATTCCGTGCTGTGGCGATATCTCACTGTTTGCACCTGCCCCGCATTTTCATCACAGCTATAAATCACTTGTTGATTATTGGTGGCATCTTGCCTGGTTTCTGTGGCTTCGCATTCTGGTGATGACACAAAATAAACCAATTCACCTTGCTGCCAGGTTTCACCATCATTGGAATACCAGATGGGATCGCCTGGCTGCAGGTATTTTAGTTTTGTGAGTTCCGCACTCATGGCCATCGTCGAGAACATCATAAAAAGTAAACAAACAAAAAACGCTTTCATAGCGGGTTCCTCATCGTGTTGTTAGGAAAAATCGATTGAAGATATGAATAATCTTCTCTATATTTTCTCGCATGTGCCAGGCAGTGACTTTTCAATTTAACGGTGAGCAATTCACCGTCGATATCAGCCATCCTCGTCCGGCTTTGCCTGTGCTTATGCCTGATCAGTCGTCGAAAATGTTTCCCTGGGGCCGTCATTCCAATCAACCAGGCGCGTTGCCTTTTGGCTTTACCGCTAAGCGTGATGCGGTGCTGGCTGGTCGTTGGGATAAGTGGTTTCCGCGTCGGGTGTTGATACCCAATGATGCCTATATGCTGCTGAACTTTGAGGGCAAACCAAAATGGTACCCAAACGATATGAAAACGCACCTGGTCGGCCTGGTGGCAAAAAACCCAGAAACGAATGAACGCCGTGTGTATGTGGTGGTGCAGGAACCGGATATCATCTTGGCTGATTACCATGACATCAGCCCTGTTTCTGCCAGCGTGTCGTATCGATAACCCCATCATTCTGCTATGCCATCGATTCGGCCCTTAATGGCCGTGGTCAGCGTGGCAATGTTGGTCACTTGTGATGACTGCGTAATTTGCCCTGTGCTGGGGTGCGTGTGTTGGGCCAATATTTCAGCCAATTGAATAACGAGCTGAGCCAACTCACTCATCAAACGCAGGCCGTTTTCCTCGCTGGTGCCTATCCAGCTTTTGGGGGCTTGAAAGTGGTTTTTTGTGCCGGCTTCTAGCGTGTTGTCTTGGCCAGATGTCACCTTATTACTCGTGCCGATGTTGCTTTGCATTTTGCCGATGGTTTTCACCAGGGCATCGGCTTTAGTGGTCAGTCGTAAATGGGCCACGGCAGATAAATCCAATATACCGCCTGACTGAACCACAATGGCGCCAAACGCTTTAATCGTTTTAATCGCACCGATAATCTCGGTGTCATTGGTGGCTGTTTCTTTGTTGGCCACGTGATAGGTTTCAACGATCGACATCGCCTCGATGAATCGCTCGAGTGATTCTTCATTGATGGCCAGGTCTGTTTTACGCTCCCAATTGCCGTCCTTATCTACCCGCTGAAATGAGGCGGGGTTGTGCTGCCAGCGCTGTTCGCCACGCTCGACCGCTGGCATGGTGAGGCCGTTGGGTAACACGCTGCGAATAAATGGCCGCTGCGGTGAACCATAGGCAAAAGCCAATTCCACCCAGGCCCCATCTTCGGGATAGGCAAACTGGCCCATTTCATGACCGGCCACCGGTAACGACATGATTACATCGGTAAGGATGTCCCATTTGGGATCAGGCTCGCCGTTTTCCGTTAATACTTGAACATCAACGGCATATTTAGGCCGAAACTCATCACAGATATCGGTCGTTTTTGGTGCTTCACGCACGCCGACCACTTGGCCAAACATCGGCAAGTGATATCCGGCGAACAGCTCGGGGAAAAGCTTCATCAGGATGCGTTTCATTAGCTGTTCCATACCAGCTCCATGTGATTAGCTTTGAGCGTGATTTCACTGATGCGGTTGCCATTGATACGCATACCAGGGCGAAGCTGCGGCATGATGGCCACGCGAGCCGAGTTGGTCGCCTGCTGCTGATCAAACAGCTTTTGTGGCAATGAAATGTTTTTCATCTGCGCCCAGCGTGAATCGGCCCAGCTGCCGACATAAATCACGCCATTGCCTTGCTGCTGCCAGAGATAGTCGGGAATGTTAAACACCCGCCCCAACATGGCCATCATTTGATAGCCGCTGCCCAGGTGAAAAAAGTGCGAGACTTTAGTGTTCGCATAAGCGATATCGGGCGTTGAAAAATTTAAGCCGGTGAGTTTGTTCACCTCGGTTAATACTTCACGCAATGTCACATGTCGAAGTTGTAATGAGATGTTATTGATCAACGCTGATGATAGCTCTCTGCAAAAGCATTTCACCCGTTTGTCACCCATCGGGACCACGCTTTCCACAAAACCAATAAACCACCGCTGCAGTGATGATTGTTGGCTATACCCCACTTCATAGGTGACGAGTTTGCCTGGTGCAATCGCGTCACTTTTCACCAGGGTTAATATGGCTCGGCCTGGTGTATTCAGCTCGGCACGCACCTGGTCCTCGACCAGTTGCTGAGACATGCCATTAACGGAAACTTGCTTGATTATCCGCATCAAGCTGTCTCGCTACCGGGTAAGTGTTTATCAATAAAGTTGAGAATGTTTTCAAAGCTGGATAGCTCGACTGCATCCGGCACGGCGGTGTCTTCCTGCACCACGGTATCGCCAGTAGCCACCTGGTCGGTGACGGTTTTGGCTTCCTGGCGTGATTCTTTTAATTCAGGCACGGATCGCACTTCGGTGAGTTTGAATGACACGGACCATAAATTGAGAGATTCATCTTCGCTGGCACTCAGATCCCCCTCAAATTTCACCTGGCGTATTCCCATGCCTTCAGCCGTGATATTCACAATCGTATAAACCATGCGATTGCCAGATGTGTCTTTGGCTTCAGCCAGCCTGACGACTTGCTGCAAATGAGCCTTGTCTTTAAATGGGATCTTGTAACGCACCGATAGTTGCTTGGGTTTATCGCCCGTTTCTGCTGTATCGGTGTAGCTGGTTTGGCCACTTAAATCCGCACCGGCCATGGTTAATGTGCTGGCGACTTTAAAGTCTTTACCATTTAGCTTTTCACCACCTAGCCTTATGCTCATGCATCCTCCGGCATCATTTCACGTAAATAAGCGAGATCAGCTGGCTGACCGATGAACGCCATCAAGGCGGTATAGGCATATTCATAACCCGGGTGACCAATTTGTAACTGGTTCGAGATATCGCTCTCAGCATAAAATCGCCAGCCGGCACCGCCGGTTAAGTCAGGCAAAGCGGCATCGATGGCACTATCAAACGCAGCCTTTTCACTTTCAACGCTAGTTAATGCCGCTAAGGGATCACTACTGGTTAAGCTGCTGGCCGCCGCTTTAGCCTGTTGGCTGAGTGCTTTTTTCATACGCGCTTTAACGGTCGGTACCGCGTTCAGTTTGATGCCGGCGGTCACCACTTCCGCATCTACCAGCTGCATTTTGTCTTGCTGCAAGTTGGTCAGCTTTTCAGCGTGACGTTGCCATTGTTCAATTTGTTTTAGCGGGAACACACCGGCCATGCTTTGGCATTGGCTGGCCAGGTCTTTCACGCTGCCAGCGGTAAACGCCAAAACAAACACCGCCGGCACCGGTTGCGCGCTGAGTTTGTTCACCAAGGCCGTCACCGCGTTGGGAAACGCTAACCAAGTATTGGTCCCACTGCCCTCTTTCGCGCCCAGCGTCCAGGGGGTGATGGTTTCCACCGTCACATTACCGCTTAAGCCACTGGCATCGGATATCGGTGTGTGAAGTACCACCGGTGACCAATTAGACATTGTCACGCTTCCATTGCTCATAGCCGGACGCTAGATTGGTCGGCATGCTGTATTGCCCACGGCGATAAGGTGGCACGCACTCAAAATCACGATAAAAACCGCGATAAAACTCATCGATCGTGGTGAAGTTAAACACCGGTATTTTCACTTGCTTGTGTCCAACCACACCATAAATCGGGATTGTTTGAGTGACGGTTATTTTCACTATTCCGCCTCATAAATCATGGTTAAAGTGAGGTAAGGCCCATACTCAAAAGCCAGCCAGCCAAACAAACGCACTAGCAGATAAAACACCACGGCCACTACACTGGCCAGCCAACGTTGATAGCTGCTTAAGCGTTTGGCATCACGCAGCATGGCCTTGAAAAATCCCTTATCAGCGGCTTTCCTGTCATTAGGTGAACCACCACGGCTATAAGCAAAGTCATGCCGGCGGCATGAAGCTTCAAAAAACCAGCCAAACAGTAATTTAATTAGCCAATCAGGAAACCAGGCAGGGCCGCAGCCATTACCAAAGGCGTTTTTTTCTGACTCACTTAACTTAGCCCAGCGAACAGGCTTGCATTGGCAGTTCATCAGCTAAAGTCCACGATGATGGCGTCAATATCTGCCTGAGTAACGTCGGGTTGTTCGCTGTCTTCATGCTGAATTTGCAAGGCATAAAGCTCGTCTTCATACGCCTGCTTTTTACCCATAGCAGGAAACACGATGTCTTTGTACGTGGTGGCATTCGTAATGATGCGGCTCACTAATGTCGCTTTATCAACTGAGGGCCGATTGGCCGCAATATAATCGATGCCAGGCGTTAAAGCGGTGTTATCCGCTTGCCAGGCTAAGGCCTCATTTTCTTGGGTGAGAAAAGTCGATATTTCCTCTTGTGTGTAGGTGGTGGTGATGGCCTGCACTGCTGCCTGAAAGCCGTTTTTAATCTCAGTGTTTTTAAGTTGAGCGGCATCAGTAAATACAAAAGGTGGCTCTGGTTTGGTTAATGTCCATGACTCGTCAGGCTCAATACCTAGCTCAGATATTTCTTGCTCATTGCCATTTGCGTCATAGCCAAAGTAGCCACGATGATCAGCAACAATTTTCCATTCGCCCTCTTTATGTGAGCGTGGCACCGTGCCATTTTCATCGGTAAACACGGCGCATTGATTTTCTTCAACTTCAGGAACTGTGTCCGGTGTGGCATAGGCTGGGATTAGAAACTGGCCTTTGTTTTTTGGATCAGCATCAGCCTTTCCTGGATTTAAAGGCTCGCCCGTTTTTCGTGAGTAATGTGTGATATCCATTATTAACCTCTGATTAATATGCGCGTACTAAAGCCATACCCGAAATACTTCGGGGTCTGTTTTGGTCAGCAGTGGGGACAGTCAGTGATGCATCAAAAGCGAGTATGTCTGGGCCATTACCGCTGCCATTCACACCGCCATCGATATTTCCTCCAGACGTAAACGCACCTTCGAAATCCAGCAATCTTGATTGTGTTAATACACTAGCCGTAATGTTCCTAATTGCATCGCCTTGGAATGAACCAATAGCCCTCCCCACATCGACACCACGACCATCATCCCAGGCACGCCAAAATTCACCACGCCAATCAGGTATCGTGAAGGTGGTGGAACCATCCCCATCACCGTAGTAACCGGCATAAGCTTCAGGGTCGCTATCCTTAGTGGCTTGTGTCACAAAGTTGCTAACTGTCTGAGCATAGGCCCACAACAGTGGGTATGAGGCACGCACTAGTTCTGCCCCGTTACGTTTTAAAAATCCCGTTGGTACCACATCACCATCCATGATCAGCAAAGCACCAATCGGGTAATCGATGGCCGTTTTTGCTTTATATAAAGCGTTGGCTTCGGCTTCGGTGAGGTATTGAGGGTGTGGGTCTTCATCCAACAAATGCTGAGAAAGGCCGTCACCATCTACCCGTACATCGGTCACATCACCATTCGCTGCAATGTCACTGATTTTAGTTAGGTAATGATTGAAGCCATTGCCATCGGTGTAATCGTTATGTGCCACCGCATCAATCACAAAGTCGACCACGGCAGTCATATCGGAGATATCGCCCTGCATTGATACATCAAGCCAAACTGATTTTGGCCCTGTGGCGGTGATTTGTTGTGTCAGCGTTTCAGCAATACGAATACCGCCGACATAACCCACGCCTGGCAACACGTTATACGTGGATGACGTGCCAACTCGTTCCAGTTTCCAGCCATCACCCAAAAAGCCTTCATGACCATAAATGTCATAGTTGGATAACCGCTCTCGCTCATCGATGCCGTGTAATCTGGCATTAAAATCAATCTGCCAGGTTTCAGCCGGCACGGCGATAGCCGTGGTGGCTTGAATACCTGAAAAGGCGATCAGGAAATTACGCGTGAGGTTATTGCCTGGCACCGCCCCCGCTGTTTTTCGCTTTTGAATAAGCGGCGTGTAGGTCACCGCAACCAGTACGCCTTCATCATCAATCAGCCCAACCCAGTTAAAATCATAGTCACCAATGGCGCTATCCATCACCAGGGAATAAACGACCTGATTGGTATTGACATACCCCTGCTTGGTTACCGGCAAGGTGTCCATAATGTCACCCGCTGCCGGCATGGCTTCTACCCGATTGACCGGTTCGTTATTCACGTCCAGGCCATCGATGTTGGCCAGCACAAAGTGGGTGATGTTGAGCGTTTCGCTGTTGCCTTGTTTGTTGGCAATCTGGTTTTCGCCGCTGATGGTTATAAAGCCCATTTCAAGCCCTCTTATAGTTTTGCAATGTCGAGCGACCAGGCATTGCCTGTCGCGTTGTTATCAATCGTGTTATCTGCCCACCATGGCGCGATGGTTTGTATCGCGGTGTCAAACCACCAGGTATGGCCGGTGGCTCTTGCTGTGATGCCTGTTTGTATTGGTGTTAATACAGTGAGCTGATAGCGTCGGCAGGTGCGTCCATACTTTTGAATAATCCGGTTTAAAAGCTCGGTGTTTTCTGAAAGTTGGCTATCTGATAAACGCACTAGAATCACGTCCCAATCCACTGGATCAACCCGTTCATCAATTTCCACATACCCAATACCCAGCCTTTCAAAAATGCGGATAAACCCGGCTTTGCTGCCGGCATCCTGAGCATTAATGAGGGCGTATTTCACCCGCTTGCGGTAAAGGTCTAATGGCTCAGTGGTGAAGCGTTCAATGTCACGCTGCCAGGCCAGCAAGTCGAGCATGCCAGGCGTACAGGTGAGCGGGTCCATTTGGTCCAGTGGCCAGCGCAGCCAGGCTTCAATGTTTGACCAATAGCGTGTGGCCGCTTTGGTCAGTGCTTCGGTTTGCTCGGCACTAATCCAGAAAGGCAGCTTGATGTTCAGCATTATTCTGTCTCCTGGATGTTGACGATTAAGCTGGTTAAACGTGGTATCCAAAGCTCGGTCACAATGTCATCGAGTGAATAATCCACGCTATGAATGCCAGTAAACTGGTTGTGTAATTCGCGATCCAGATTAGAAAAGCTGAACCGGCTGAATGGTAAGGTCAGTGTGGGTGAAAACTCTTTGTTTTCACGGAAAGCCGCATTCACAAAATCACGCACATTGTTTTTAAGTGTGGTTACGGCATCACTACCTAACCCTTTTTTGTGCCATACGGTCACCACCAATGACACGGTTTGCTCAGGCATTTGAAACACTTGCAGATCATCACCATGGCCGTGGTTGCCGTCATCGGTGATATGGGTGTTAATGTCGGTGAGGTATTGCGCTACCGGTGCAGCAAAGTCGAACAGCACAAACGCGTTGGCTGTGCCTGGTCCGCGTGGTGCATCATGCTCAAACCAGATGGCATCGACCGTTACCCCTGGAAACTCTGAAATTAAAGCGCGATAGACACTATCAGTATGAAAATCTGAGGCGGTACCAAACTGGTTTCGGGCGCGATTTTTTAAATCGAGATTACTTTCACGGTCCGCACCTGGTGAGGTGATCCAATCAGCCTCATTTCTAACTTGCACGATGTTGGCCAGTGGCACAGGTAAAATGGAGTAATACCCCGCAGCCAGGTTAAATGCAGAACCGGCTTCCACCGCTTTAACTGGTACACGCACCGTACTTAACCCAGCTAAAAAACTGGTCGCCTGAGTGACTTTGACCTGATACACCTTGCCGTTTAAGGTCGGCGTTTGGATGATGGTGTCTTTCGGTATGGTGACGCTCGTGCCAATTTCGCCACGGGTAAAGGTGATTTCACCGGTGGTGAAGGTTTCATCCTTTCTGGTCAGGTTCACCGCATCAGCGAGTAGCTCTACTGCCCAATCAAACACGGCTGTTTTTAAAAACGCATTCGGTAACACCGTTTCAATTAAAAAGTTAATCAGCCATAGCACGGGCTTGGTCACTAAAGCCGTAATGACACGCCAGAACGGGCTATAGTCACTATCATTGCTGATGGTGCTGCCGGCGTTGGTGACTTCTTCTTTCCAGGCCGCATTCAATTCCGCTTCGGTGGTCGGTATGCCGGCATCAGAAACGATTTGTTTAAAATCCACATCGGCCATTAGCTTGTTACCTCAAGGCTGGTGCTGCCATATTTGTAAGTCGTGGCAGTGATAAAAAAGATTTCTGTATCGGTGCGAGTGATAGCGACGGTGCCAGGAATTAAGCGTTCGTCCGTTTCGATAAACAGCACGAGTTTCAGCATTTTTTCCTGAATCTTGCTGCTGCTACGCTCGCCAATCATTTCCACAAGCAAGCCCGAATCACGCACCATGTGCTTGATGTCCTGAGTGATGCAGGCTTTGTCATAGATAAGCTGCGGCTCGCCGGCAGCGTCCAGGACCACATCATCATCAACAATTAATAAATCGACGTAATCAGCCATATCAGCCACCCATAAACGCGAGTTCGTCACGCAGCGTGTTGCCGTTGACGCTTGGGCCGTAGTTATTCACCACCACATCACCGATACTGCGTGTTTGCGAGTTGTTGGCATTGGTAATACGTTGCATCACCCCGCCCTGGCTGCTGAGTGATTTGTTGACATCCAGGCTTGGCGGTGGCGCTATGGGTTTGGGCGCTGTAGGCCCATCACCGATGCTGATGCCTGGGATCATGTTTACCTTGTCGATAATCCAGTCCATGCTTTCACCGACAAAAGCCATCGGGTCGAGCGTGCCTAGCCAGTTTTTAAAGTTGCCCCACCACTGTGGCAGTGCATCCCATGCCGCTAATACACCATCGACCATGCCGAAAATGTTCAGCGCTTCCATAAACTGGCCCGCCCATTTACCGAGCGCGCCGGTCCATTCATCCCAATAGATAATGGCAGCGGCCACAATAGCCACCAGTGCAGTGATGCCAAGCACTATCCAGGTGATCGGGCTAGCGAATAACGCGGCAGTAAAGCTCCAAACCGTTGGGATTAATTTCATGAGACCCCATATAAGGTCTTTAAAAATGAACTTGATTACTTTTAACCCGGCACTCCAACCTGCTGAAACGATAATGTTTATACCCACCGCAATCGATAAGGCTGAAATGGTGGCAATCAGACCAAAAATGACCAGGCCAGCCCCGCCCATGTATTTTGTGAGCGTGGGGAACATTTCAGACCAGCGCAGCATGCGGTTTGCCACATCACCCAGCAAGCCCAGAACAGGCGTGAGCATTGGAATCATCGCCCTACCGAGTACCGTTTTCATGGCATTCATGGCCTGCGTACCCATTTCAAATGGATCGCGAATTTCTTGCGCCATTTGAATGGCTTTTTCCATGCCTTTTTGCTGGCCTAGCTGCTCAATATTGCTATTCAGCCCATCGACATCGCTGGCCAGTAACTTGATAAGCGAGACAGCCTCTTTGGTGCCAAAGGCTTTTTGCAGCATGTCGGATTCAGCAACGGTATCAATCTCGCCAAACTTGCCTTTAATCGCGTTGAGAATATCGACCATCGGCAACATACGGCCCTGGCTGTCGGTGAACTGTAGCCCTAACGCCTCTTGGGCTTTACCCACGCCCGATAAAAACGCCCGATATTTAGTGGCCGACTCTGAACCCGACATGGTGGATTGCAACTGACCGAGTATGGCCATTTGTTCATTCATGGCCACGCCATTACTGGTCGCTTCAGCGCCTAAACGACCAAACGCTGCCGACATTTCGCCACCGGTGGTTTTGAATATCTGCACCGCTGCCGCTGTTTGGCCTGCCAGCATTTCTACCCACTGGCCTTTGCCCATTTCATCCGCGCCATTTTTGAAAATGCCGTACATCGTACCGACGTAATCGGTGATAGTGGCCGCGTCGGCTTTGGTGCCTTTGGCCAGAATATTACTGGCATTAGTAAAGGTGGCTAATTCATTACCGACCAGGCCACTAATAGCCGATTGAATGTCATACGAGCTACGCACAAAGTCAGCGGCTGACTCGCCATATTGCATACTGAATTTCAGCGATGTTGAGGTCAGTTCTTTTAAGGTTTTATCGGTCACTTCTAGTGAGCTAACTTCACCTAATGCCCGATCCATTTCTTTGGCAGGTGTAAGCAAGTTATCCAGGGCCGCACCGGCACCCCATATCCCTGCCGCGCCATAGCCGATTTTTTTATAACCGGCCTGCACTTTGGTGGTCATGGTATCCATTTGCGTCATGATCTTGCCGGCAGGGCCAGAAGCCATGTCGGTCAGTTTCACAATAAAATCTAGGTGTTGTAGTGCGTTCACGTTGCTATAAAGCCTTTTGAATGCCTGCTGCGACGGCGTTGCTCATGTTTTCCCAATAGCGTTTTTCCAGGTATATCGCTTCGCCCATGGTGTCTTCATTAATTGGCTGCCCGGGCAACCAGTGATGCACCAGGCATAAAACCTGGTGCAACCCGTTTTCTTCTATTCGCTTTGCGATGTGCTCGGCTTTCCCAGCGAGACTTTCACCGCACCGGAAAACTGTTTATTCAATTCACCGGCGATGTTGATGCATAAAAAGCCGTTCGGTTTGCCATCAATCAGCACGACTTTTTTCAGGTCGTCTTTTTGCTCTGGCTTGATGGTTTGCATGATCAGGTTATAGCTAGGCGCGACTTTGTCTTGTGCATCAATCGAGTTGATGTAGCGGTTTGAATCATCCACGCCGATATCAAAATCAAACGGCTTGTCATCGAGTGTGAGCGTAGTTAAAGGCATGGTTTAGTCCTCGTTTTTAGTTTTAGAAAGTTGTTTTTTGAAAACGTATTTTTCGTACCACTTCTGCAGCCCTTCCTCGAGCATGAAAATCAGCCTGGAACCCATGTGGCCAGAAACAGCAATCATGGCCGCAGCCAGCATCGGTGGAATCTTGGCGGCTTCACATAAAAAGAAGGTGATAAGCCCTGCAAATGCCGCTGTTACAATCTCCCCGACCAATTCTGTAATCGAAAAGCGTGCAATCTTGCCCATGCGACGTTTGCGGATATAGCTCACCACACCGCCCATAATCGAAAGTAGAAACACCCACGAATAGGTAATTAATGGATAGGCCGTTGGGTCTTTCTCGATCATTCGTTCTTTTCCTTCTTTTCCACGGAGTGAAACCAATCCATTAAGGCGTTGCATTGGTTTTTTGCCTTGTTGTACTGCTTGATGGTGACGAGTCCATAGTCGATGAGATCGGCTTCTGTAATGGTGGAAGGTCGGGTATCGGTATCATCATCGATATCGGTGGCTTCGGGCATCTCGTCACGGGCGGCACTGTTGAACAACCGCACAGTGCCATGAGACAGATTGCAATCACTGTCTTTTTGCTGAATAACGGGCACATACTTCGGCACCTCTTTGGTAATGGTCTTGTAAACAATTTCGGTCTTTTTTTGCTGTTCAATCAGCTCCAGTTCCTGCTGACGGTCCTTTTCGTATTGTTCGTCAGCATCTTCCAGGGCTTTGGATATCGCTTTGGCCATTTCAGCCTGAACGCCACGATCGCGGTAGTCGTAGCCCACAAAAAAGCTGGCTGAACAACTGGCCGCAAATATCCCGATAATCAGCCAATTCACAATTGATCTTCCGTTAACAGCGTGTAACTGAACGACGGCCCATACATTGAGGCTGATTTTTTAGCCAGGGCCATTAACAAATCAAAATCACATGGGTCGGCTAACACCTGGCAACCGGCAGACCATTTATCCACCTGCAGCGAGATGTTATTGACGCCAGCACGGTGCAAGTTAATGCCGAATAAACCTTCATCAATGCTGGTTTCGTCCATATCCAAGGCCGTATCGCTATCATTGTCTCGATAGACCTTCATCGGCTTACGTTGAACCAGGGCGTTGTATTTCGCCTGGTGCGGGCCAATCTGCCACACACCACGATAATTACCAGGCACCAGAATGGCTGTGCCATCGACATTGAGCGGGTTTTCACGGTAAAACAGACCAGGATCGGTCGTGGCCGGAAACACATGCATCACTTGCTTTTTATCCAGCTCATACAGCACCACAATCACGTCATTAAATGTGTTGGCATCCGTATCATTGCTACGCACACCGATAATGTTCAGGTTGTAATCACCCTTAAAAAACGGGTAATCGTGTTTTTTCAGGGCATCAGTGATGGTCTTGGTGTTGAAGCTTTTCATGCTTCTTCCTCAGACTCGATGCTGCTGACTTCAACCAACTGCACATCACGGCCTAACAGCTTGCTGACGCGTTGTTGTTCCAGTTTTTTGGCTAATACAGCCTGGGCCTGGATGGCTTTGCCACGAATGACCTGGCGTTGTTTTGTTAAGTCATGGATAGTGACTTCCAGCTCGTTTATGCTCATGTCTTTTAATGCTTTGGCCATATCGTCACCTATAGTTTGAAAATTTTGTTCACGCCGGCATCCCAATTCAGGTTGATGTCGCCGCCATTGGGTAAAATGGGTAAATCAGCACTTTCATCGTTGTAAGCAATCAAACGCGAGGTCGCTTCATTGCCTGTGTCCTGGTACAACGCAATCGCTTCAATGTCAGGACCAGTTACAGTCTGGAAGACGACATTCGCCGCACCGGCCACGCCTAATGCTTTGGTTTTACTGGTTAGCGCATCACTTATCGATACACGAGCTGCAGCGGGGATATCAGCCAGAAATTCATCCGCATTGATGCTCACGCTGTAATTAGCCACATCGATGGCCACCACTTTGATGATGTCGGCATCCCAATCGATGTCGCCGCCTAGAAAACCCTCACGGCCTTTGCCGTATAAACTTGCTGTCATAACGTTTACCGCCTAACTTTTGCTTGAATTAACTGTTCCCAAGTGGCGGTGAGTCCTTCGCCCTGGGCCACGATGTGTAATTTGTAACGCTTGCCTTCTTCTAAGGGTGTGTCCGGTGCTAATAACGCCCGATAGCAACCGTCTGATTCCTCAACGTAATGCAGCGTGATGGCCTCTGGTGTCACCACGGATACGCCCTTCGATGTGTGCAACGTGGCCACCACATTCGCTGTGTTGATGTATTCATCTGTAAATACGTTACGCAGCCCACGAAGCTCAATCGTGTTGGAATTTGCCAGCAGAAAAACATTCTCAGTGGCCAACGTTCACCTCCACCACGCCTAAAATTGGCGGACCTGTGAAAATGTCGGCGTTCATGTAGCCTGTGATTCTCGATCCACCTTTTATGCTGATAGCACCGAACATTTCAGCCGTTTCTATGCTGTTTAGCCTTAAATCATGGTTCACATTTTCAATATTGAATGGCTGCACCTGTTCGCTAGGCGTAATTCCAGAAACGCTGATACTCACGGGACCGGTTGATAAGTGAATATCGCCCAGCACTGACGACTCGCTGATAAAGGCAGCCGAGAAGCTGACAGCGCCAGGTGATAACACAGGTAAACCCACAAACTCCTGAGAAGGAATGGCCACAAGAGAGACGTTCGAGCCGCCAACAGAGAAAGTGGGATTCGGCACCACAGCATCCCCCTCGATGCCAGGCACAGAAAACGAAACCGCACCAGGTAACAATTCAATATCACCGAAGGCTGATTGACTCAGGATGGATGACAACGCCAAGGAAACGGGACCAGGTGAAAGCGTGATCACCCCCGCTGACTCAGCCGAACCGATACTATTCACACTGAATGATTGAGTCGGTGCCGGCGTGTTGTTTTGTCTAATCCAGAGAGGCGATAGCATTAGGCGGCCTCAAGGAATTGGTATGGGTTTAGGTGAAAGTCACTCAAAAACAAGTTGCCATCAGCGAAAACGATGCATCTATCTAATTCAGTGATAGTACTGACAGCTTGGCCTTGACCAGTTGTTTGATGAGGGTTCCCGCATAAATAGAAGTTAGGCGTGACTATGTTTACTAGGCCACTTGCAGCAATAGAAACTTCATTTTTTGAGTACAGTTCTTTTAATGTAATTTTCGCTCCGTTATAGCTTGCTAAAAATGCAAACCTGTCACCTTCAGATAGCGAAACTACCGGTGATGTCGTATAAGCATTTCCACCTGCTACAACTTGCAACCTAATGCTTCCTGGGGAACCACTACTTTGTAGAAGAATCCCTCTCAATGATGTTTCAGTACCAGCAAGCCCATAGCTGATTATGCAGCCATAGCCACCAGAGTGTTTATATGTGCCTGAGACAAAAATAGTGAACGCTTTCGATATTGAAGGAATATCAGCATAACCATAGGAGCCTAAGGTTTTTGCACTTATATTCCCCTGGTCAGTGAAAGAAACATCACCAACAAATGAGATAGGCGTGTTCCTCAACAACTCACGTCTATGTGCTGAACTTGGGAAGAAGTCAGCAATGATGCTTTTGTTTTTAGCTTTTTGATTCAATCTCACAGGCACAGTCGGCTTACGCCCTGGATACCAAAGTTCTGGTGCTGTGATTTTGTTATCAGGTAGATAAACGCTCACGCTAAGCCTTCCCGTTCCATGTCCAAGGGGTTACCGTCAGCACGGTCGTACCACTTGTGGCCACACCAGAATCATTCTTGATGTAGAACTCACAGTCGTCGCTGATGGTAATGCCAGGCAATGAAATAAATTGCTGTGTCCCCACTGCATTTAATGGGAATGAGCCAATATAAATGTGGGGAAAGTTATCACCAGGCACTGGCGCGTGATTGCTGCCTTTGATGTTTTTATCACGGCGGTACAAATGCACTGATTTGCCTGCGGTGGCCAGGGTTGGCAGCGTGATATCCAAAACGGCATCCGCGAACCGGACCTTGTCGGTTAAAACTAAGGCAGTGGCTTGTGCTTCTGTGCTGTAGGCACCATTGGCTATCGATGCCGCTGCATTAATCGCCGTATGCTCGGCTTGCTTTTCAACAATAGCTGCTCCGGTATTAATCGTCATGATTCACCCTCACAAAAGCCACGTTTTGAGCTGTAATAACAGGTAAACCAAACGATTCAGCAGGGCTAACCAGGTATTCGCCTAGTGATTTGATGTTGGTGGCTTCTTGCTCAGTAATCACGCTGTTCAGAGCCAGATCATCAAGCTGAAAGCGCACGCTATCCAAAGCGACATCGATGCCACCCTGGACAGGACTCATCATGGCCAATGTTTTTGCTAGTAACGGCGAGCCGTCCGCCGCTGTTTCAAGCTTGGCCATAATGTCTGTTGCAGCTTGTGGACCTAACCGGTCCATCAATGTACGTGTGGTGACAAACGTCTGACGCTGGATGGTGATTGATGGTGTATTGCACCAATCAGCCACCACCTGATCATCTGTTTCATTACCAGGCATCATCGCTATCACTGTTTTGAGTAGTGAAAAGTCCATGAATTAACCCTGCAGATCCCGTGTATCGTCTTCACTCAGATACGGCACGCCGTTAATGCGTACAAAGTCTGAGCTGGTGACATCAAACGGCACTTTGTGCTTGGTTTTCTCGCCACCTTTTGGGTCGATGTTGAGCAGATCAGAGATTTTCACTCGGCAGCCAAACAGCTCGAACTTCTGAGACTCATCCAGGGCTTTACCTGTTGAAATAATGTCGAAGGTGTCCATGCCTCTCCAGCTGCCTGCTGATTTGGCTGTTTCCACCATCAAGTTAAAGTTACGGCTATCAAGCTCAATTTCACCAGAGCAAGAGACATCACCATCCACATATCCATCAGGCACGCCATTGGTATAGGTGGCGGCGCTGTTATCAGTAATCGTCGCCGTGAAGCTTTCAGCGTGTATCAATAAATCGCTGAACATAAAGTCAAAGTTTTGACCGGATAAACGTTTAGACACGGGTTAGTCTCCTATGCAGTTGGATCAGATAAATCCAACACGATGTTGGCGGTGATTTCTTTCGGAATTTCAAAAGGTCGCGCTTTCATAAACACTTCGACCTTTTCGCGTGTAATCCAGGTGATCACAATGTCACCATCGACCGGTGGCTTTAACTCAGCAGGGAAAGGAATGCCCTGGAACACCGTCGACTTGCTCATTTCACGCAATGGACGCATGAGTTTATTAATCGCCCAGGCTTCACCGGCAGGCGTGGAATTAAATCGGCGGTTACCAATCAAGCCAATTAACACCAAGCGAACAGCACGTGCCGCTTTATCGACCACACGCAGGTTTTCCAGCACTTGATAATCACCCGCTGGGGCATCCAGCGTTTGAGCATCAGACCAGAACAAGCCAGGATAATCAGGGAAGAATGCCGGCACTGAACAACGCACATCATTGAGCGCCTTGGCATGGGCCATATTGAAACGGACACCGTTTTTATCCACGGGTAAGGTGGTTTGGTCCTGCCCCACTAATGGGCCAGTTTCTACGCGCATTGGCGTATCAGCCACGCTGACACCCGAGTTACATAAACGGCCAGCGATAATGCCAACGGCATCATCAAGGATATAAGGCACAGGCATTACACGAGGCGCATTAATGCTATCGGTGAGCGTGCCCACATAAGAAATATATTCCGACCAGGACTCTGTTTCGCTATCAATACCTCGAATAGCCCCTTCGATAAATAACCGACGGTTATATTGAGCCAGGATGCTAATTGATTTAGCTTGCATAGTTGTAAAGTCAGCCGCTGCCGTTACTGGCGTACAAATAACCGAGCCTTCAACCTTCACATTTTCATTCATGGCCATATCAATCAGCGGGTCCCAAGTAGAACCATCCTCTGTTGCAATAGCCACACAGGCCCAGTTTTCACCGGCATTTTGTCTTGCTGCAATCAGTTGTCGCTTCAGCTCTGAATCGGCTTCGCCAAGTTCAACATCCAAATCGCTATCGGTATTTAAAAATAACAATTGGTCCTGGTTTGTCGCAGCCTCACCGATATACAGCAAATACTTCTCGACCGTTGGGAATGGGCCTTGCTGTAAGTTGAGCGCATTGACCGTAATTTTAGGTAACGCCACGGGCTATCTCCTGCTTAATTTGTTTAAAAATGGCATCAAAGTGCTGCGTAATTTCGGCCTTAGTTGCCCCTAAAAATGAGCGTGCCGGCAGCGTGGTTTTCCATGATGTTTTTGGGCTTTCGCCTGCTTGCTCACGTAACTGACGTAACAACGAACCCGCCTGGCCAATGGTGAGGTTTTGCATTACCCACTTTTGGCTTGGCTTTTTTCCGTTCTTTGATTTGCGTTTGTTAATGGTGAAGCCGGCCTCACGTAAGGCGCGTGCCTGGTCGCGTGTGGCTGGGCTGTCTTGGTTTTTTGCACTGTTTCTTTTCAGTGAGCGTGCGGTGACTCTTTGTGTGTAACCATGCTGTTGCTTAGCGGCAATACGGGCAGACGAGCGTTTATAAAAACCGACCACGGCTTCTGTGCCATCTGCTCTGATAACTTTGAGCTGACGGGCGAGTTTCAGCAGCATTTTGCTGCCGCCACGTTTCTTTTTGGCCCGTGCTGGATAACTCTGGCCAGACAGATCCGTTTGTGTGCGAACTCGACGCTTGCTGTCGGATATGACTTTTTTACCTACTCTCGCCATTAAACGACGGCGAAGCTTTGTTGGTAGGCCGAGGATTTCAATCTGCTGTTTAAGCGTCATCAGACCGGTGACTTGAATATTTAAAGCAGGATTCATGTTGTCACCTCACCTTCCAGGGCATAATCAATACGCACCGGTGCCAGGCGATAACGTTCACCGTTTAACCGTAGTGGTCCGGCTGGGTCTTGGATGATTTCCACGTCTTCAACAAAATCGATATTGATTTCTAAATCAGCGGTTTGGTTATCAAGGATGTCGATATCGGTTTCAGGTGGATCAAGTTCCAGCTTTTCGCGTAAATCGTCGTTATCCATTAGCCAGGCAATGACATGGCCGAATAACAGTTCGGCGGGATGCTCCTGGTGAGGGAAACGTTCAATCACGATGGCCGCTGTGTAATGCAGGCGAAACAGCACCATGCCGTCATTGCCCATATCTTTGGCCACACCGACGAAACGGGCATTTTCTGCCCAGGCATCGATATTTTCTGCTGCGACCATGTTCAGGTTTAGCAAGTAGTCAGTGATGGCTTGTAACTTCTTCATTACAGCAGCACCGCGTGAAAACCATGCGTTTTCATTTTGGGGTTATCAGGGAAAAACGTATTCCAGAGCGATGCAATGGATGACTGGCTTTCATCCAGCCAGAATTTTTCGGTTTGCTCAGATTCTTTGGCCTGATTTTCAGCGACTTCTCGGCGATTCATGCTGATGAACTGTTGCAATAGATACGCTTTGGCGCGGCTATAGACCGCTGCTTCATAGTGAACCAGTAATAATTCACTGCTCACCACGGGTGATGAGTTAGCCGTCAGGTAGCTTTCAAAGTCAGCATAACCGAGCGTTAATAGGTGTTGTTTTACAGGGTCCAGCGTTTCATTGACACGCACGACGGCCAGGCTTAAGCCTGTGCTGATCGTGTCGTCTGCAATATCTGAAGGCACACGGTATTTGCTCACCAAATCAGCCGTGGACACATCAGGCCACCACCCATCATTGGTGATGGGTGATGCGTTTGCTAGTGATGGTTTTCCCGTTAAACTCATGCGAACCCTGTTTTATGTAAGGTGCCGGAACAAAACACGAACCACACCTGATACAGCGTTGGAGTGCTTCGTTTTTTGCCCTGCCCCGGCGGTGGAGCCTGTAAAGCGGCTGAATTATTTAGTTTCAGCAGCGGCTTGTTCTAATTTCTCAATTTCCTTGAGTGCTTTATTCATTAATGTTTTGGTGCCATGCCCTTCTGGGTTGACCTTTTGTGTCGCTTCACACCATGACACGCAGGCTTTAAAGTCACCTTTCAGGAAGGCATTCTTGGCCATCATGTTCAGCATTTTGCTTTTCACTGGCATCGCCAGTTCCCACTTCGCATCCAGCAGAACTTTCACCAAGTTATCCAGGTACGGGCTGGCTGTTTTTTCATCCTTGATCTGCGTACTGGCCCAGTCATAGGTGTAATCACAAATGAACGTTTCCATCGTGCTGCTAAAGCCATGCGGCATAACTTGTTTTGGCGTTTTCACCAGGTAAAAGCCCAGGTGTAAGCCTTGCTCGATATCGCCGATGTCGAATAACCAGACCATCATCATCACGGCCACACTGTTTGGGTAGTCATGACCATTGGCCATGTAATCTTGAACAAACGGCATATAGTTCTTCAGCAGCTCTTTTTTCATCGCTGCTTTGTCTTCCAGCGTGTCTTTGGTGCTTAAACGCTGAACATCGGTCTGTAATACGGCCTGGTATTGTTCAAGGAGTTGTTTGTTTAAAGGCATAGATGCGGTCAGGTTTTGAAGACCATCGGGTCCGATAGTAGCCACAACTGATTCATCAGCACTTGCCGCGACATCCACCCCAATTACGGAAGCTTGTTGTGCCAGCTTTTTGGCTTGGAACTTACTGACACGCTGATCTGTTTTTGGCTTGGTCGGTTTTGGTTCACCACCCTGCTCAGCACGTCGCGCTTTTAATTTTTTAATTAAACTCATATTGGCTCCTGTTTATCCCAGGCAGGCTCACCTGCCTGGGAACAGTGGTTGCATTGCTTCAGGGTTGTTATGCAGCAGGTGGTAATTCAATACCTTCAATAAAGGCGGCCATTTCTTCATCCTCAACCACGTAACCTTGATTCGCTGAGTTAAAGTCCTGTACCTCGTCTTTCTCTGGCTTGTCTTTTTGTATTCGACGGATTGAACTATCCTGGATATAAATGGATAAGTTGCTCAGTGGTGTAACTTTTACGATGCCATCAGGGAAGAAAGGTGGCGTAATTGCTGGCAAACCACCATAAGCCCGAGTAATTCGACCAGAAAGCATGGCTTTTTCCGTCGGTGTATTACCATTTACTTCGTAATAGGTTTCTTCTTGAGCTGAAAGAAGATCACCACTAACCAACGCCACCAGGTCATCACGATTACGGTGATATACCGGCAACATCATTTTGGCTTCATGCACCAATACATCGAGGTTTTTCGCGTCGCCGGTCCCCAGGACAAGTTCACTAGCTGAGGCAGCATAATGTTGAGAACCACTGTTGAAGTCGCGAAGAATTTGTAACCAGCCGATATTCAAATCTTCAAGATTTGGATTACTGCCCAGATTAGTTGTTCCTGCAGCTGATGTACCATGCCACCCCACTGTCAGCATATCGTTGCCCATGGCTTGTCGCACAAGACGGATATATCGTTCAGCAAAGTCTGGAAACTTCGCCCAACTATCAATTTTTGAATACTTTAATGCCACATCAAATTGGGTAGGAAAAAGTTCATATCCATTTGCGTCTGTGTTTACCAGATGTTTAGGAGTTCTTTCGCCGGCACCATTTGTATCGGTTCGGCTGGCTACGCGACCAGTTAGATCCATGCCAACTTTCTCACCTTTGATTTCACCAACCATCACCGCGCCATTGATTAGACGTAAAAACTGGTTTCCATCTTCAACAACCTTGTTGTAAATCGTTTGGGCCACGCTTGGTGTGGCGGCATAATGTTGGCCAGCAGACGGGTTTCCAGGTTGAACACCAAAAGCGCGTGCAGTATTCACAAAATGAAGGTCTAACGCTTGGCGGCCTTGTTCAGATAAATTCATCTCTATGTTCCTTAACTTTTAATATCGATTACACGTAATGGCTTGCATTGAAGCCATCGCCGGCATGCTCGCCGCCCGGCGTGCCTGGTTGTTCTTCCAGCGCGGCTTGGAACTGTTTGGCCAGCTCATCAAACTCGGTTTGCAGTTTGTTAAAGGCTTCAGCGTCCACGGTTGAAGCTTGCTCGCCACCTTTGTCGCCGGCTTTGGCATCCTTCAGTTCTTTGATTTCCGCTTCTAATGCAGCAAAGCGTTCAGCGGTGATTTCCAGCGTTGCCGGTTCGCCGTTTGGATTACCTTCACCTTCTGGTTTGCCATCTAGCTGTTGTTTAAAAGCAGCTAATGACTCACTTAAAGCTGTCATTGAAGCCGTCAGTTGTTCTGCGGTTTTCTTATCCATGTCGCCCTCGTCGGATTTGTCTTTGGTAAATAAACGTGTAAACCAACTCGGGGGCTGGTCGTCGTTGTGTGAATCGTTGAAGTTGTGAGTCTCGTTCTCGACGAACTCACCTAAGATGATGGTTTGGTCTTTGTTCGCGGTGAATCGCATTTCAGACGTAGCTACTGATGCCGGCGTGTCGGTTGCAGCAAGACCAGATAGATAAAACTTGCCGGTGTCTCTGAAGTTAGGCATTAACTCCATTGAGGTGTGAAGACGCTGCCCTGATCTAGCTGTTGATTGATAAATCTCGTTCGGGGCGATTTGAGCGTAAAGGTCGACGCCACCTTCCGAATTATCTTCTGCTCTAACAGCCACCACGCTACCCATGCTGTACATACGAATATGATCTGGCCAGATTTTCGCCTGGTATAACTCTGGGTTATACGTTTCAGCTGCATCTCGTAACCATTGCGGGTCAATATCTCGACCATCGATGGTTTTGCCACTTCGGCCTATGCGTACCCACTCTGTTTTTAACTTAGCCATTCATCACCTGGTAACCTTAATTTTTCAGTTTTCGTGCTTGGTTGATGAAAATATTAGGTGTTACAAAAGGCTGATTCAACGCTTTTGGTTTGGCTAAATTCCGATAAATAAAGACTAGGAATTATAAGGACTTAGTTCGCTTTTTTTGTGTGTTTTGGCACCTAAAATAAGGTGAAAAACACAGAGGCATCATGGCGAAGTATTCAGCAGAGATAAAAGAAACGGCGAAAAAGCTCTTTATTAAGGGCTGGTCTATCACTGAGATATCAGCTCAGACCGGCGTGAATGAGCGAACGCTGTATAACTGGCGTGATGCTGATGAATGGGAAGCCTATGCCGCACCGGACACGGTTGAGCAAGCCATTACCAGGCGTATTAATGCCCTAATTGAGATTGATAACAAAACAGAGTCACAGCAGCGAGAGCTGGATTCGTTGGTGGCTAACTTTGGCAACCTTCGCATCAATATCGCCCAGGCTCAGAAACTACAAGCTGAAGCGGTGGCGATATCCAAAGGTAACTACATACCGCCTGAGTTTCGGGACTCGGCCCCGACCGAAGATGAGCTGAAGCAAGAGAAAAAGACCAGGCGAAAACGAAGAGAAAAAAAGGTTAAAAACGATATATCCGGCATCACGGAAGAAATGCTGGATGAAGTGAGAGAAAAGCTCTTTTTCGACTATCAACAGGAATGGTACGAACGCAAACTTGATCCACTAACACGCCGAACCAGAATGCTGCTTAAATCTCGTCAGATTGGGGCGACATGGTATTTTGCATTTGAAGCGTTTGATGATGCCGTCCGCACGGGAGATAACCAGCTTTTCCTTTCATCATCACGTGATCAAGCTGAAGTATTTAAAGCTTACATCATCGCTTTTGCCATGGAGCACTTTGGCGTTGAGTTGAAAGGGCAAGGCGTGATTACTCTTTCCAATGGTGCTGAACTACGATTTTTATCAACGAACAGCCGCACGGCTAACTCGTATCACGGCCATCTGTATTGTGATGAGATTTTCTGGATGCCTGACTTTAAAAAGCTATGGCACATGGCTTCAGGTATGGCTACACATAAAAAATGGCGACGCACGCTATTTTCTGTTCCTTCAGCCACATCTCACCCCGCCTATGAAATGTGGAATGGTAACGAGTTCAACGCCAAACTGGCTGAGTCTAAACGTGTTGATTTTGATATTAGCCACAAAACATTAAGACACGGGGTTTTAGGGCCGGACAAAATATGGCGCCAGATAGTTAATATCGAAGATGCTCTGGAAAAAGGCTGTGATTTGTCGGATATCGAACAGTTGAAGCTGGAAAACAGCCAAGCTGATTTTGATAACAAATATATGTGCAAATGGATTGATGATGCCAATAGCGTATTTAGCCTGGCTAAACTCATGAAATGCATGGTGGATGCCGACACCTGGGGAGATTACAACCCGGATGCAGAAAGGCCATTAGGTAATAGACCTGTAGCAATAGGGTATGACCCATCCAGGACGAGAGATAATGCCAGCCTGGCTTTATGTTCAATACCGCTGGATGAGCGTGATAAATTTCGGTTGATAAAAAAAGATTCCTACCATGGAGCCAATTTCCAATATCAGGCCAACCGCATCAAAGATGAAACTCATCGCTTTGCTGTAAAACACATCGGCATAGATATCACCGGCATCGGATACGGAGTATTTGAACTTGTTGAAAAGTTCTATCCAAGAGCCACCCCGATCACCTACAGCGTTCAGACTAAAACTGAATTAGTAATGAAAGCCCTCGATGTCATTGAAAGCGGACGTTTTCAATACAGCGCGGGTGATAAAGAAGTCACTCAAGCATTCATGATGATCACCCAAACTGTGACCGGTTCAGGACAGATCACCTATGGTGCTAATCGCTCAAATGCGACCGGCCATGCCGACGTCGCCTGGGCAATTATGCACGCATTCATGTACGAACCCATTGCCCCACGCCGCAAGTCTTCAATGAAGATGGCCGCTTAACAGGAAACCACCATGTCAGACACAAAAATGAATTTTTCTTTTGGCGATCCAGAGCCAGTATTGAACAACAGAATGACCGATTATCTCGGCATATTTACTGACCTGGGCGGTAAGTATTGGGTGCCACCGGTGAGCCTGAATGGATTAGCTCAAACCATGAAAGCCAACCCACATCACAACAGTATTATTCACTTTAAAAAGAACATGATTTTGAAGTGGTTTAACCCATCCAAGATACTCAGCTATCCCACAATGAAACAATTGGCGCTCGATTTTGAAGCCTTCGGAATGCTATATGCTCAGGTCTTTACTAATGCTTTCGGCACACCTGTTCGCCTTGGTCACTTACCCGCTTTAGCGATGCGAAGAGGTAAAAAGCCTGGTGTATTTTTTCAACTGTTATCCGATGGCACCGAAATAGAATTTAAACCAGGTGAAGTCATCCAGATAAACGAATATGACGTGATGCAAAGCATCTATGGCGTACCTGAATATATTGGCGGTATTCAGTCTGTCCTGTTAAGCGAAGATGCCGGCCTGTTTCGCCGTAAATATTTCAAAAATGGTGTGCATATGGGCTATATCTTTCTAACGACCGACACCGGACTTGATGAAGAAGAATTGGACTATATATCCGAGCAGGTATCACAATCAAAAGGGCCAGGTAACTTCCGATCCATGCATCTCAATATTGAAAGTTCAAAAGCAAAAGAGCCGGTGCAAATCATCCCCGTGGGTGATATTGGCACTAAGGATGAGTTTGAGCGCATCAAAAACATCACCCGTGGCGAGATACTTTCCATGCATCGAATGTATGCCGGTTTATCTGGCGTTATACCTGAAAACAACAGCGGCTTTGGTGATATGGAAAAGCTGATGCATGTGTATCACGAGCTGGAAGTGGGCGCGATGCAGCAGCCATTCCTGGAATTAAATGAGATTTTAGGTCGTCGTGTTGTTGAGTTCCGCGAACCGAAGTGGAACAACCAAAATGTGAGCTAATCGGGTTGTCAACAGTGTTAATTAAGTCTATGTTTTTGTTATACTTGATCAAACCACTGCGGACTGCTCTACTTATGCGCGTTGAATGCCCTCATTGTCACCATAAAGCCATCATCGCTTCCACCAATGCGCTATCTCACACGGTTAAAGATTTATACTGCCAATGCACCAACCTGGAAGGCGGCTGCGGTGCGTCTTTTGTGATGAAACTAGGCTATTCACACGACCTAAATCCACCCATCCAAAACACCAGGCAGTTGGCAGCCAGCCTATTAAAAAGCCTGACGGTCAGTGAACGCCAGGCTTTAATTCAGAGTGATTTGTTTGGTAGTTAAAGCTATATATAAGCAATTAACCAGCGGTAACGTTTCCCATAAATATTCTGAACAGCTTCGATGTGCCATTCTGGTATGTTTTCCATTCTCAAATCAGATGTAACCATCGTACTGCGTATTTCACGCGTTAATCTGTCATGTTTTCCATAGCCGTTTGAAAACGTCATCAATCTCCCTGGATAAACATTTTTAATATTCCAGAAACGATGATTGTTTGGTCGAATTTCACAGTCTTGAGTACCGTTTTTAAACTGCATGAAATACTCTTTTTTTAAAGGTACAAATAAAGGTTTCATGTTCAATACGTCACAACAAAGGTTAAACCAGCAGCGAAGGACCAATACAGCCCTTTACGCCAGTCACCAAGGTAAAAATAAGGCACTGCTGACATTGCCTGCAGCACCACCAGAATCGTCGGTAGGATTCGTTCAATCATCATTCACCACTTCACATCGATGCTGATCAGCCGTTTCGATAAATAAGATTTCTTCACAGTTCGGGCAATCCCAATGCTCGCTTATCTCATCGTGAAAAGAGCCATCCGTCCAGGCTAAACCTTTCGGACAGGAAGACATCGTCTTTTTAATTCGTGGCTGATCACATTCAGGCTCAACGCAGGTATTGCAGTAGCCGATATCATTCATTGATTAACGCTTTTATCTGGCTATCAGTCGTTTGCTCTACTTCAATACCATCAGCAATCACTTTATCGATGGCCTTGGCCATAGTGGTTTCAAAGTTATTGAGCAATAAATCCAGCTTTCGATTAGCTTCGGTGACCTGGCCATCAAGTTGACTGACCTGCCGATCAAGTTGACTGACCCGCTTTTTCAGCAGGTCAATCTGGTTTTGTTGTGCTAAGCTCATGATGCTGACCTGTAATAGCGTTTGTAACGTTCGTGAACACTCACCGAATCCCACCATCGCTCAGCCAGTTTTCTAAAGTGTTCATCACCTTCTTCAATTACCTGGTGTGGCTCCATATGCAGTTGCTTTCTGCCTTTTATGGCGATAATGGCTGATGTGAAATGGTCCGCATCTAAATTACAGGCGATTGAAGCCAGATCCGCGTGAAAGTTATTGCCATTGTATAGGCTAAGTAACACCTCAGCAGCACACAATGATCCACTAGAATCATGCCGAGCAAGCTCATATAAATGAATAACCGCTTCGGCATATTCTTCGTGTTTTATCAGTGTATATTCGCCCATCACTTACGATCCTTTTCAGATTGAATACGGTCATAGATTTCTTCACGATGAACGGTCACATCTTTCGGTGCATCGATACCGATACGCACCTGGTTGCCCTTTACACCCAACACATTGACCACCACGTCATCACCGATGATTAATGACTCGCCTACTCTTCTAGTTAAAATCAACATTCCGTGTCACCTATTAGCTGTTTAATGATTTAAATTCTTGAACAAGGATATAAGCCGAAACTCGCGTCATACCCTGATAATCAATAATTGAAAGCAAAGGATTAATCAGCACACTACCTTTACCATGCATAGAAAAACGTACTTCACCATAGTGATAGTGAGCTGTTAACATGTAGCCTCTTGGGCAAATAGCACGTTTTCCCAACTTATTAATCTGGTTAATGTGCATATCAACTATTGATGCTTTCGCCACTAATTCATTTATAAAATTCATTTCCATATATCTCCACCGTTTATAAATAAGGGGCCGCTTGCGCCGGCTAGTCGGTGATGTCACAGCATTTACTCATTCGAGAAGGAGACTGCCATCACTGCCGGTGTTATTCACTCCCCACTACCGGCTTGGGTATCAAAAACTTATCGTTCAAAAACCCAACAACGGACGGTTCGGCCTTCCAGCCTGGAATGCACATTGCCGTTTTCTTTAAATTTGCGTTTTTTACTTTCAGGTAAATGCCGACGTAGCTCTTTTGGGTCCATCACCGGCAATCCGTAGTTACGACATTCACGCAGAAAGTGATCGATATTGATGGCGATCTCTATGTCTGGTTTGGTTGAATGATTCATTTGATGTTGGGGTGCAACGCTGTTTGCGATGCGTGAGTAGTCAACTTTGCCATTGACCACTTTTGGCGTTTCTTGTGATAGCGGCTTGTTGTCCAGGTAATCCCATCGAGCCCAAAATTCAACCACTGTTTCATGGTCGTCATTAAGTGACTGCTCACGGAAAACAGCCATTTTTTCTAATTCAATTTTGGCTGAATCAATTAACTGCTCAGGAAGGTCTTCTAGGATATGTTTAAGACAGTCGACCAACACCATCATCTTGGCGTGGCTTTCAATGATACGTTGGAGCTTAATTTCTTTATTTTTTTGCAGCTTAGCCATGTATTTTCCCAGTGATTTACTGAAAAAGTTCATGACTCGATCAGACTGCTTTACAGCATGTAGTAAAAAACCACTACAATCAGATATAGGCAGCATTTTTAGGCGGTCTGATGCCAACTTACCTTCAATAGAATGATGACTTCGGTCATAGTTTAGGTAGCACGTCCTGGAGAGTAATATCCTTTCTGCTTGAATTGGTACGTTTTGCACCACCATCAGGCCGGCTTTAAATAGAGGTGTTTTTGTACTGTTATCTTGCGATTTAACACCAATTATTCGGCCAAACCTACCTTCAAATAAATCTTTTTGTTCATTCCAATTAAAGCGTTTTAGGTGTTTGTCTTCAGCGGATTTTTCATTATCTGTTTCGTTGAATACAACAGGTAGATTGCTGACTTCTGACATTTTTCTAATACGACCAGGTAAGGTCGAGGAGTTTGGGTTGAATGATTCCCCTTCTTTGCCGTAAAGCTTCCAGAGAAAGTCGACGAGATCAGATTTACCGCTGCCACCCTCACCTATCATTTCTAAAAAAGGATATGAGCGGTGACGATGGCGAATTTGCTGAACAAACAGACAGCCAAACCACCAAGCTAAAGCGATTAACCCCTTAGTGCTAAATGCGGTGATAAAGTCTTCCAACCAGGCAAAGTTGATACGTGTTTCAAGTGTTTGACGGATATCAACGCCAGTTTTTATGCCTGATTTTTTTAGTTGAAAAAATGATTCGTCATTTAGCTCAATTAATCGACCACCCTGAACCGCATACTTGTTAAACACATAGGCATCAGTGGTTTTGTCATAGCCAATAAAATCAAGCGTCCGGACCTCACGTGGAATATTAATCATCCATTGTGAGTACATTTTCTCTATATCGAATTGAGTGCCGACAAATTGAGCACTATGAGTTTCATTCTTAACTGCTTTTTTGAAATCACCAGCAGTTGATAATGTTTTACCTGTGAATGGAATTAATTTTTCATCAGCTCGGTTACCGAAACGTAAACGAAAGAAATATTGAGGATCATCACCAACATCTGAGTTTTGAAAGTACAAGAATTGCATTGTAAAGCTGGCGATTTCCCGTATTTTTGCTGCCTGGGAAAAGGCACTTTCATCAATACGTTTTTGTTGTTCTTCTGGCTGTTTTTCACGCATTTCCTTAAGTTCATCATCATTTAGCTCGGCCATTGGTCCTGCAATTAAGGAAACTTGTGATTTTTTATAGGCTGTGCTGTCTACGTTGGCCGAATACGTTCTATTTTTGAAAGTGAAGATGAAATAATCCTGTGTACGGTGCTCGTACATCATTTGGGCTTTTTCATGTGAGCTTTTCGCTAGTTCTAGTCGGCCTAGATAGCGATATTCGTGCATGTGTTTTTCTGTTAATCGATTGGCTTTGTATAAGTCGTTCCAATCCTTTTTTGATTCGCCGGAACTGGTCATCACGGCGGTGACTTTTTCATCCATGTCACGCAGTCTTTCAGCATGTTTTTCTAAGAATCGTCTGCCGGTTTTATCATTATCAAGGGCGATTACCCAGGTGATGCCTTTACCTAAATATGGTTCGATCGCTTTTTCGGGAAACATGCCAGATGTCATGATGGCCACGGCTTTATGACCGGCGACGTTTAAGGAGATTGCATCGATGATACCTTCACACCAAAATACTTCGTCACCTGGCTCTATTTTTACACTGGCCGGCTTCCACCATAATCCCTTGAATAAGCCTTTAAAGTTTTTATTGCGTGATTCGACTTCGCCGTCTTCGTTTGTAATAGTTACATCATCAATCAATCGTTCCCACATGATGGTTTTAGCATCATCGAGAAAGAAGCGAACCGTGGCCGTGCCTTTATCACCTAGTGGGTGCCAGTAATTGCCTTGCTCATACCAGCCTTTGATATCAGCGATATTAAAACCGCGTATTAATGACATATAGGCATCAGCTGTGGCGTTGGGATTTTCTTCTGTGGCTTGATATTTTTCATTGAGCTTTTCAAACAGCTCGGGGAATAGTTCTTTTGTGGTGGCCGAAAAATCACATTTATTGGTTCGGTTACATTGAACACGACCAGGACGATCTAACCAGGTCCATAACTCCTTTTTTTGACACTCAGGGCATCTACCACGTAGATATTGCCCGTCTTCCTTCATTTCAAACTCGGCTTTTAATAGGTCGATGATTTGTGGATTAAGATCGTATTGCTGCATTGATGCTATCCGTTTGGGTGTTGGTTTGCGGCATCCATACATTCATCAAAGTCGGTCTTTTCCATTTGAATGGTGCCGTTGAATGTATTCAGGATGTGTTTGAGTGTTTCGTCTTCGCTTAGCATTTTTGCTAAGGCTGGTTTGATTTGTTTCATTCCACGCCAGAGAGTTTGCTTTTCTATTGGTGTTAGCTTTGAAATATCGACACGAGGGGTCATAGGCTCCCACTTCACCGGCACATAACTCACCCACTCTGGTATTTCTTTCTTCATGGGTACTGCCTTCCGGTGCGTAAGGTTCTGCCGTTATAGCGAATGATGCGAAGAGGCCGTGGTGAACGTGGTCCGCGTGGCGTTTGTATAGGATGCGGACCTGGCTGACCCATAATACGGCGAAGGTCGATATGGCCAGCTGTCACATTTAGCATTAAGAGAATCACAAATAAATTAGTGACTAATCCGTGTGTTTCTCTGAACTCATAACGCACCATCCCAAGAGCAACACCTGTACCGACTATTTCAGCATGGCTATGTGCTTCTAATTTCAAAGCGATGCTTTCAACCTGACGATTAATCGTGCTTAGTGACCGAAACCGCTTTTTGTCAGCTATCTCAACGCGGGAATATCCCTCACATAGATAACGAAATGTAATAGCCTCGGCTCGTGTAAGCGACTTCCGGTCGACAACAATGGCACGTAACTTTTTCATTTTGGGTTGAAACACCAATATTCAGGTGTTAGCTGGCGCGAGATACTTTGTTTAGGTGTTTAACCGTTCCACGGTCGGCTATTCGATTACCGACCACCTGAACGTTACGTGTTGATTTAAGACCCTCATTGATAAGTTGACGCATTAATGGAGCAAACTCAATGTTATCAACCTGTGTAATTTCAATGAGAAAGTCACGAACTTCGCTGCTGTGACGAAATGAACATAACTCAAAAGTTAGTGATTTTTGTTTATCTGCTTTCATGGTTTCACCTGATATACTTTACGTTTACAAAGGCATACAGCGTATGACAGAAGAAACATTACAACCTAATAAATGGACAGGCAAGAAAAAATCAGGTGAAATTTTGCGATTCATACAATTTATGACCGCAAAAAACATTAATCCTGAGGATATTCAAAAAGATACGGGTGTATCAGTAAGAACTGTCACCAACAGTATTTATGAAGATAATCCACTTGGCGCGAAAATTTTGCGGCAATGCCACCTGAATTATGGACTTTCAATTGATTGGGTGTTGAGTGGTGTTGGGAATATGTTTGTTACAGCTGACAACAACCAGGTAAGCGAAAAACAGGCAACGTACACATCGAGTGATGAACGACTATCAAGAATAGCCAACGATATAAACCACTGGCTAACAGTTGCCAGTGAGGATGAAGCTATCTGGCTAGAGACAGATATTCGTCTGAAGCTTGCCAATAATCCACCACCATTACCCAGATTTAAAAAATGATTAAGCCTGAGCTATACGAACTGTTTGTCAGCCTACCTGATAGTGACAGGGCACTTCTTGCTGATAGTTTTGCAACAGGATGCTGGCTGCACCAGCAAGGGAAGATAAAAGCCGCTGAGAAGCTAATCAGAGAAGTTTTATATAAGGTCGAGTCCACCCTATTAGTTGAACGTGGAGAACTGATCACAGAAGTGTTCGAAATGCTTCCTGGTAATGAGCAACAACTAGCTAATTGCGTACCCCACCGGCGTGAGTTTTCATCTCTATTTTAGGAAAGGCCGTCGGAAAACCATAAGTTACATAAGACGAATATAAAGAAAATCGGATAAACCTATATATATCAACATGATACAAGCATATTTACCTTATTTTCAAAACGTAATATTTACATAATATCGCGTAAGGTCGAATTTTATAAAAACTAATAAATAGCAAAT